AAATGGTAATAGTATTTTTCCTAGCCAAGTAGTTAGTGACGCAGAAAAAGCCAGTTGGGAATATGGTGAGAGAGTAGCTCAAGCTATAGAACAAGAATGGTTTAGTCAGGGTAGAACAAATGGTAATAGATATTTGACTACTTGGAACAACTATAATAGATTAAGATTGTATGCAAGAGGTGAACAACCTACGCAAAAATATAAAGATGAATTATCTATTAACGGTGATTTATCTTATTTAAATTTAGACTGGAAACCAGTACCTATTATTTCTAAATTTGTAGATATACTTACAAATGGTATTTCTAATAAAGAATATGATATTAATGCTTTTGCTCAAGACCCAGCATCTTTACAAAAGCGAACTAATTATGCAGAGTTATTAGCTCAAGATATATTTGCTAGAGATACAATGAATAAGATTAACGCTCAGTTAGGTGAAAACTTATTTAATACTCAAATACCAGAAGAGCAAATGCCTCAAACGCCAGAGGAACTTGAGTTGCATATGCAATTATCTTATAAGCAAAGTGTTGAAATAGCAGAAGAAGAAGTTATTAATCAAGTATTAGATTATAACAAATGGGAATTAACTAAACGTAGAATAAATTATGATTTAGTTACATGTGGTATAGGTGCTGTAAAAACAGATTTTAATGTATCAAATGGTATAACTATAGATTATGTAGATCCAGCTTATTTAATATATTCTTATACAGAAGATCCTAATTTTGAAGATATATATTATGTTGGTGAATTAAAAGCAGTTACTTTACCAGAGATTGCTAAACAATTTCCAGATTTAGATAATGCTACATTAAAAAGAATACAAGAATATCAAGGTGATAAAACTTATATGTATGGTTATGGATATGGTCCATGGGATCAAAACACAATACCTTTATTATATTTTGAATATAAGACATATAGTGATCAAGTATTTAAAATAAAAGAAACTGATCAAGGTTTGATGAAGGCTATTGAAAAGCCAGATACATTTAATCCACCTGAAAATGAAAACTTTGAAAGAGTTGGTAGAACTATTGAAGTATTATACAGAGGTGTAAAAGTTTTAGGAACTAATATATTATTAAGATGGGAATTATGTCCTAATATGACTAGACCAATGGCTGATACTACAAAGGTAGAGATGAATTATGCTATTTGTGCCCCACGTATGTATAAAGGACGTATTGATTCAACTGTTAGTAGAATAACTGGTTTTGCTGACATGATTCAAATAACTCATTTAAAACTACAACAAGTTATAGCTAGAATGGTACCAGATGGTGTGTTCTTAGATATGGATGGGCTTGCAGAGGTTGATCTTGGTAATGGCACAAATTATAACCCAGCAGAAGCATTAAACATGTATTTCCAAACAGGTTCTGTTGTGGGTAGATCATTAACTCAAGATGGTGAATTAAATAGAGGTAAAATACCTGTACAAGAATTACAAACATCGGGCGGCCAAGCAAAAATACAAAGTTTAATTAGCACATATAATTATTATTTACAAATGATAAGAGATGTGACCGGATTAAACGAAGCAAGAGATGGGGCATTAGCAGACAAAGATACATTAGTAGGTTTACAAAAAATTGCTGCTCAAGCTTCTAATATTGCAACTAAACATATTAATAATGCAAGTTTATATTTAACTTTAAGAATATGTGAGAATGTATCTAAGAAAGTTAATGACATGTTAGATTATCCATTAACAGCGAATGCTTTAAACCAAAGTATTACTGTTTTTAATAGTAAAACATTAGATGGATTAAAACAATTAAATCTGCATGACTTTGGTATTTTCTTAGATCTTGAACCAGATGAAGAAGAAAAAGCACAACTTGAGCAAAATATACAAGTAGCTTTATCTAGTGGTGGTATAGATTTAGAAGATGCTATAGAAATAAGACAAATACGTAATTTAAAATTAGCAAATCAAATGCTAAAAATGAAACGTAAACGTAAACTACAAAGAGAAAGAGAAATGCAAGCTGAAATGGCTCAGCAACAAGCTCAAGCAAATGCCCAAGCTTCACAAGCTGCAGCAGAAGCAGAAGTTCAAAAACAACAAGCTTTAACTAGTGAAAAAGTTAACTTTGAACAAGCTAAATCTCAATTTGAAATACAGCGTATGCAAACTGAAGCTGAGATTAAACGTCAGTTAATGGCTGAAGAATTTAATTATCAGTTACAATTAGAGCAAATGAAAAATCAACGTGAGTCTCAAAAAGAGCAAATGATTGAAGATCGTAAAGATAAAAGAACAAGAATAGCTGGTACACAGCAAAGTCAAATGATAGATCAAAGACAAAATGATTTAATGCCAATTGATTTTGAAGCTCAAGGTGAGCAACCACCAGTTATGTAATACTAATTATTTAATTATATTTTATTATGGCAGAACAAAAAGCGGCCGTAGAGGTCAAACAAGAAGGTGAATTTACCTTAAAAGGTAAAAATGTACCTAAACGTAAGGTAAAAGACTTAGGTAAAACTAGTAAAGAACCTGTAAAAATGGAGATGAAAAAACCTGTAGAAGAAAAGGTTGAAGCTCCTAAAATTGATTTAACTAAAAAAGAAGACAATGCCGTTCAAGAGCGAAAAACAGAGGAGATACCTGTGGGCGACAAACCCGAAGTTAGCAGAGAAGTGGACAAAGAAATACGGGTCAGCGATACAGATGCTAAAGAAGAATCTCCGATCCAAGTAATTGAAGAGATAACAGAAGAAGAAGTTAAACCAATTGAACAAAAAAAAGAAGATACTCCAATAATTAAAATGCCTGAATTACCAGAAAATGTAGAAAAACTGGTATCATTTATGAATGAAACAGGTGGAACAGTTGAAGATTATGTAGAACTTAATAAAGATTATAGTAAACTAGATGATGATCAATTGTTAAAAGAGTATTTAAGAAAAACTAAACCTCATTTAGATTCAGAAGATATTAATCTTATTATGGAAGATTATAAATTTGATGAAGATTTAGATGAACAAAAAGATATACGAAGAAAAAAACTAGCTTATAAAGAGGCTGTTGCTTCAGCAAAACAAGATTTAGAAAATAGAAAAACTAAATACTATGCTGAAATAAAAAACAGACCTGGAGTTACTCAAGAACAACAAAAAGCTATGGATTTTTTCAATCGTTACAATAAACAGCAAGAAAATATAAAGCAGTCTCAGGAAACTTTTAGACAGAGAACAAATGATTTATTTACTACGGATTTCAAAGGTTTTGATTATAATGTAGGAGATAAAAAATTTAGATACAAAGTAAAAGATCCTAAGTCGGTTGCTAATTCACAGTCTAATATAGAAAACTTTGTAAGCCGATTTTTAGACAAAGATGGAAATATTGGAGATACTGCGGGTTATCATAAAGCTTTATATGCTGCGATGAATGCTGATAAACTAGCGTCTCATTTTTATGAGCAAGGTAAAGCTGATGGTGTCAAAGACATGGTTCAGCAATCTAAAAATCCATCTGCGGATGCGCCAAGGCAAGTTGCCAGCGGGGATGTTTACGTAAGTGGATTTAAAGTAAAAGCCATTAGTGGAGCAGATTCGTCAAAACTAAAAATCAAAAAGAGAACATTTAATAATTAAAATTTAAAATTATGGCTTTAAATCCCCAGTTTGGCTCGATTATACCTAGTCAAACTCAAGAAGTTTTACAAACTAACTATTTACAGTGGACTGATCCTGCTGCAGCTGATTTTACATCATTTGCTCAACAGTATTTACCAGAGATCTATGAAGCTGAAGTTGAAAGATATGGTAATAGAACTTTATCTGGATTCTTAAGAATGGTTGGGGCGGAGCTTCCAATGACAAGTGACCAAGTAATCTGGTCTGAACAAAATAGATTACATATTGCATATGACAACTGTACGTTTGTTAGCGCTACAGGTGTTATTACACTTAACCCAGGTGCGGTTGCAGGAATCTTTAATGTTATTTCTGTTAACTCTACTGTTGTAGTAATGGATGACTTTGGTAACGAAGCAAAATGTCTTGTTACTGCTAGTACTCCTGGTGCTGCTGGTACAATTACTGTACAGGTTTATACAGCTGCTAACTTAGCAGGTGCTGGACTAGTTGGTCCTGTAAAAGTATTCGTATATGGTTCTGAGTATAGAAAAGGATCTACTACTCCTAACTACGATGCTGTTACTGCTCCAAATGGTTATATCAGTGTTGATCCACAGTTTACTCAATTCTCTAACCTACCTGTAATCATCAGAAACAAATACGTAGTAAATGGTTCTGATACTGCACAGATCGGTTGGGTTGAAGTTTCAACTGAAGACGGAACTGGAGGATACTTATGGTATCTAAAAGCTGAGTCTGAAACTAGATTAAGATTTGAGGATTACTTAGAAATGATGTGTGTAGAAGGTGAATTAGTTGATGTAGCTGTTTCTCCTATTGCAAACTTAAAAGGAACACAAGGTTTATTTGCAGCTATCGAAGATAGAGGTAATGTACAAGTTGGTTTCTCTGCAGCTACAGGTATCAGTGATTTTGATGACATCCTTAGAAACTTAGACACTCAGGGTGCAATTGAAGAGAACATGTTATTTTTAGACAGACAAACTGCTCTTGATTTTGATGATATGCTTGCTGCTATCTCAGCTGGATCAAGTGGTGGTACTGCTTATGGATTATTTGAAAACTCTGAAGAAATGGCTTTAAACTTAGGTTTCAGCGGTTTCAGAAGAGGTTCATATGACTTCTATAAAACAGATTGGAAATACTTAAACGATGCTTCTACAAGAGGTGCGATGGTAGGACCAAACTCAATTGAAGGAGTTTTAATTCCAGCTGGTACTACAACTGTTTATGACCAAATTTTAGGAACTAACATCAGAAGACCTTTCTTACACGTAAGATATAGAGCTTCACAAACTGATGATAGAAGAATGAAGTCTTGGTTAACAGGTTCTGTTGGTGGTGCGTTTACTAGTGATCTTGATGCAATGGAAGTAAACTTCCTTTCAGAAAGATGTTTAGTAACTCAAGCTGCTAACAACTTTGTATTATTCAAAGGAGTGTAACTATTGATAAAGGTTAGGGCGCTTCGGCGCCCATATACCTTTTAACTATTTAATTATATTATATTATGGCAAAAAAGAAA